GTAGCGCCAGACCCTTCCGCCGCAATGAACTGGCTTAAGAACAGACAGCCCGACAAGTGGCGCGACAAATCCGAGATCGACCACAAGTCGAGCGACGGCAGCATGACGCCAACCCGCATTGAGATTGTCGCGCCGGGGCATGACGACAGCACGCATTGAGCTTCCGCCAAAGCTCATCCCGGTCTTTTCAGGACCGGCGCGGTATCGCGGTGCATATGGCGGCAGAGGATCGGGAAAGACGCGGACATTCGCCAAGATGGCGGCGGTTCGCGGTTACCAGCTAAGCCAGGAAGGCAAATCGGGCGTCATCGTCTGCGGGCGAGAGTTCATGAACTCGCTCGATGAAAGCTCCATGGCTGAGGTCAAGGCGGCGATTGCTTCCGAACCGTGGCTGGCGGCGAATTACGATGTTGGCGAGAAATACATTCGCACGCTGGATGGTCGTATCTCCTTCGCCTTCATCGGCTTGCGGCACAACCTCGACAGCATCAAGTCCAAGTCTCAAATCCACGTTCTATGGGTCGATGAAGCAGAACCGGTTAGCGAAACGGCGTGGATCAAGATCGTTCCGACCGTACGCGAACATGGTTCTGAAATCTGGGTCACATGGAACCCGGAACGCAAGAACAGCGCGACACACAAGCGCTTCCGCGAAAGCCCGCCTTCCGGCGCAAAGATCGTAGAGATCAATTATTCGGACAACCCGTGGTTTCCTGAAGTTCTGGAAAAGGAGCGGCAGGAGGATTTCGTGCGCCGGCCTGACCAGTATGACCATGTGTGGGAAGGCGGTTTTGTGACGGTGGTCGAGGGCGCTTATTTCGCACAGGCGCTTTCAGCGGCGAAGGCGGAAGGCCGGATAGGAAAGGTCGCCGCCGATCCGCTCATGACCCTTCGCGCCTTTGTGGACATTGGCGGGACCGGGGCCAAGGCCGACTCGTTCACAATCTGGATTGTCCAGTTCATCGGGAAGGAAATCCGCGTTCTCGACTATTACGAGGCGCAGGGCCAGCCCATCGCAACGCATCTCAACTGGATGAGAGGCAAGGGCTACACGCCAGACAGGTGCCAGTTCTGGTTGCCTCATGACGGCTCTACGCAGGACCGCGTGTTCGATGTGTCCTACGAGAGCGCGCTGCGTGATGCTGGCTATCATGTGACGGTCGTTCCCAATCAGGGCAAGGGCGCTGCCAAGATGCGCATTGAGGCGGCGCGCCGACTGTTCCCGTCGATCTGGTTCAATGCTGACACAACAGAAGCCGGCCGCGATGCACTTGGCTGGTATCACGAAAAACGCTCACAGGATGACCGCAACATCGGTCTTGGGCCGGAACATGATTGGTCGAGCCACGGTGCCGACTCCTTCGGCCTCATGTGCGTCGCCTACGAAGAACCTGTGACGAAGAAACCGCGACCTGTCGTGAACTACGGCGCTGGCGGGTGGATGGGCTGATGGCTGATGACATTCTGAAAGAAGCCAAGGACGCCTTTACCGAGGCTGCCGACGCTGCCGATCACAACCGCGCGACCGCGATTGATGACATTCGCTTTGCGCGCCTGAATGAGCAGTGGCCTCCAAACATCCTTTCCCAGCGGGAGCGGGACGGGCGTCCGAGCCTCACCATCAACAAGCTGCCTGCATTCATTCGGCAGGTTGTCAACGATGCGCGGATGAATAAGCCGTCGATCAAGGTCCATCCGGTCGATAGCGGCGCGGATCCCGAGACTGCCGAGGTCATCAACGGCCTGATCCGCAATATCGAATACACGTCTTCGGCAGACGTTGCATATGACACCGGCGTCGAGTGCGCTGTGACGGGCGGCTTCGGCTACTGGCGCGTCGGCCTCGACTACGCCTTTGACGACACGTTTGACATGGACATCATGATCAAGCGCGTCATCAACCCGTTTTCGATCTACGGCGATCCATATTCCACGGAAGCCGATAGTAGCGACTGGAACACGGCATTTGTCGTGGATCGGCTGACCAAGGCGCAGTTCAAGGCGCAGTACGGCAATGCCGCTACGGTCGATTGGGACGATGATGCATGGTCCACGGTTGCCGAGCCATGGCGCTCCGAAAACGAGGTCATGGTGGCCGAGTGGTGGAAGCGGGACGAGGTGGACCGCACCATCATCCTGTTTCAGGACATTCGCGACGGCTCGTTTCAGGTCTACAGCAAAGACCAGATCGAAAAAGACGAGGATTTTGCCGCCGTCCAGCAGTTCCTTGAGCACAAACAGGAGCGTGTGACCAAGGCCATCAAGGTCACGCAATACATCATGACCGGCGCTGAGGTTCTGGAAAAGAACGATTGGGCCGGTCGATATATCCCGATTGTGCCGGTCTATGGCGACGAGTTCGATGTGCAGGGCAAGCGGTTTTTCCGCTCCCTGATCCATAATGCCAAGGATGCGCAGCGCACGTTCAACTATTGGCGCTCGGCAGCCACGGAACTTGTTGCCCTCGCCCCGCGCGTTCCGTTCATCGGGCCGAAGGGTGCTTTTGACAGCGACATAGAGCGCTGGCAGACGGCGAACACGCGCAGCCATGCGTTCCTTGAGTACGATGGGCAGCAGCCGCCGCAGCGTCAGCCGCTCGATACTGGCTCTGCCGCAGGAGCCTTGCAGGAAGCCCTTAACGCGTCCGACGACATGAAGGCCATTGTCGGCATGTACGATGCATCGCTCGGGGCGCGGTCCAACGAAACCAGCGGAAGGGCTATTCTGGCCCGCCAGCGGGAAGGCGACATTTCCACATTCCATTTCACGGACAACCTTGCCCGCGCCATCCGCCATACCGGGCGCATCCTGATTGATCTGATCCCGCACGTTTACAGCGCTGAGCGTATCATTCGGGTGATTGGCGAGGACGGCAGCGAGGACAGGAAGCAGATCAACGCGCCCTATCAGGTGCAGGACCCGAAAACCGGCCAGCCGATGCAGCAGCCCGTCATGGGGCCGGACGGCCAGCCGATGCAGGACGAGGGCGGAAACCCGCTCATGAAGCCGATCATGGCTCTGCACGATCTGACCACCGGCAAGTACGATCTGACCGTTTCGACAGGCCCGAGCTTCACCACTCAGCGGGAAGAGGCGGCCTCCCAGATGACGGAGATGATCCGCGCATTCCCGGCTGCCGCTCCGATTATCGGGCCGGAACTGGCGAAAAACCTCGACTGGCCGGGGGCCGACAAGATTGCCGAGAAACTGGACCAGATGACCAGCGGACAGGTGCCGCCTCAGGTCCAGCAGCAGATCGAGGAAGGCAAGCAGAAACTGCAACAGCTTTCGGAAGAAAACCAGAAGCTGAAGCAGGACCAGTCCGACTCCATGGCGAAGATTGAGGCCGACAAGCAGATCGCGGCAGCCAAGATCGCGGCGGAAAAGGAAATCGCCCTCGCCAAGCTCGCGTCGGAACAGGAGCTTGAACGCTACAAGGCGGAACTGAACGCCGCCGCGGTCGCTTCTCGTCCCGTCATCCAGACCCAACGCTTCCCGGAGCAGTAATCATGGCAGCACCTATCCAGGCTAACTCCGCAGGCGATGCCTTCGCGGTGACGCCGAGCGACAGCACCATCATCAATGCAGTTGCGCTCTATGTCGGCACCGGTGGCGATGTGGTGATCGAAACCCGAAACGGCAACCCGGTCACATTTGCGAACGTGCCGGATGGATCAATCCTGCCGGTGTTTGCGGTCAAGGTCATGGCCGCGTCCACCGCGACTGGCATTGTCGGGCTGACCTACTGATGTTCTTCATGCCGCCCATGTCGCTCGGCCTCACGCGGTATTCGCGGGCTGGTGGGAGCGGCATTCCCTTCGACCCCTCCATCTTCTTCGCCAACGGCGAGCAAGGCGCATGGTACGACCCGAGCGACCTGACGACGCTGTTTCAGGATGCGGCGGGTACGGTGCCTGTTACAGCGGATGGCGACCCGGTCGGCCTGATGCTGGATAAGTCGGGCAGGGGGCATCACGCCACACAAAACGATATTTCTCTGGCACCGATCAGAAGTCCCATCGGTTTAGGATCAGGGCTTCGGAATGGGCGAAATTATAGCGGATTAATAGCCAACACACATCTGATCGCTGATAGCCTTGCGGAGGACGTATATCGAGGCCCGGCATACACTGAACATGTCGCGTTCCAAGATATCTCGTCTGCGGCGATTGTCGCTTTATTCGGGGCGGGAAACAATGCCGTCGACAATAGATTTTCGTGGTTTGGACGTTCATCCAGCGCAGTGGTGAAAACGTACAATCCGGGCGGCAGCGTAATTGTCACAGGCCCCACGTGGACTGTCGGCAATATAAGGGTCATGAGCGCTCGCTATGGCCCTGATAGCATTTCCATATGGGAGAATGGAATAAAGGTCGCTGACCGCGAGCCGGGTGGGGTTGCTATCTCTGCGCTTAACCAATTCACTATCGGAGGGCTTAGGCGTACTTCGCTTGGCAATATTTTTAATGGAAAGATTGCCGAGATATTGATCTGTCAGGGCTATCAATCTGATGGAACCATTCAGACGGTGCATAACTATCTCACCCACAAGCATACGCTCCCGTCGAACGCAGTTTTTGACGTAGTGGTTTTGGGTGGTCAGTCGAACATGATTGCGCGCGCCGTTGGCTCGCCTGTGCATCCCAATAACGTCTATCAGTGGACGGGCTCATCTATAGAACTTCCCACAAATCCGCTTGCCCATGTGGGGCCTGTAGCCGGTCAGTTTGGACCGGATGTGTCTTTTGCGGAAGCTTATGTCGCGGCTAATCCGGGGCGCAAGCTCGTTTTTGTTCCTTGCGCCGATGGTGGAACAAGCTTCTCAACGGGATACTGGCGACAGGGCGGTAATGGTTACAATCGCATGAGGGACCGAGTTAATGCTCTGGTCGCTGCTTACCCCAATGCCAATATCCGTGCCGTCCTGATGCAGATCGGTGAAAACGACGCTCTCGCGGCGAACGGCTCGTTTGAGGCAGACGTGGATGCATTCATATCCAACATGCGAACCGATGCCTCGGCTACATCAGGAGCAAAATTCCTGTGGGGCGGCATGGTTCAAAGCTACGTCAACAGCCAGCCCGGATACCGTGCATTCCAAGACGTACTGGCTAATGTCGGCTCGCGGAACAGTAATTGCGCCTATGTAGATTCCGAAAGCCCCACTGTCTTGCTCGATAAGGGCGACGGTGTGCATTTCGACGCAGATGGCATCACTGAGATGGGGCGGCGATATTTCGATTCCTTGTAGTTGCATCGCGCCTGTGCTGGCTGGTCTCATTGTCGATGTTCGCCCGGCAGGGCAGGCCAGCGGGCATTTCGATGAGGCGGCGGAAGATAACAGCCTCCGTCGCATTGCTCCCGAGGAATTAGCGGCCTGACCGCAATCGACCGCGCCACGTAACGGCGCACCACAGCACCAATCCAGCTTGAAAGGAAGTGCGCACATGGACGGCGAACAGGAAGCCATTGCCGAAGTAGAACAGGAAATCCCTGCAATCGAAACGGAAATGGAGGCTGATGAGCCAATCAACATCGATGAAGCCGGCGATGAGCAGGAAGTCGATGAGGAGGACCAGCCCGAACCCGACCCGGAAGACGACTTTGAAGAGTTCGACTGGAATGGGAAGAAGGTAAAGGCCCCCAAGGGCCTGAAAGATGGCCTGATGATGCAGGCTGATTATACGCGCAAGACGCAGGAGGTTGCCAACACCCGCAAGGAACTGGAAGAGCGCGCCGCGCGTCTCGACCAGCAATTCGCTGCGAGTGAGGAATATCTCGATGCGCGCGCCGATCTTCGCATGGTTGCGAAAGAACTGGAGCGGTTTGAGGGGTTCGACTGGTCTGCATACCAGCAGGCCCGCATGACCGATCCATTGCAGGCGGATGAGGCGTGGAACTACGCTCAGCATCTGCGTGCGCAGAAAGCCCAGTTGGAGGGCGTTGTCCAACAGCACGAAAGCTCCCGTACTGCCGCTGTGCAGCAAGAAATTGCCAAGCGCATGCAGGAAACGCACGAGCATGTGAAAGCCAATCTCAAGGGCTGGACCCCGGATACCGACAAGCAGGTCATCGATTTTGCGCTCTCCAAGGGTGTGACCAGAGAGCAGATGCAGAACCTGATGAACCCGCTGGTCTACGAGATGCTTTATCTCGCCCGGATCGGTCACGAAGCCCTCTCGAAACCAGCCCCGAACCCGAAGAAGCAAGCCGCCCCAACTCAGCCGTCGAAGGCTGTGGGCGGTCGCTCGACGCCGGCAGCCAGCAAGTCTCTCTCCGAAATGAGCATGGAAGAGTACGCCGCGGCCAGACAGGCGGGCAGGGGCTAGACCTCATTCGTTGCCAGCAAAGGACATAGGCAATGGCACAGACCGTTTTGACTGCGGACATCATCGCCAAAGAGGCGCTGATGATCCTCGACAACAACCTCGTGATGGCGAAGCAGGTATTTCGCGGTTACGAAAACGAGTTCTCCAAGAAGGTGAACGGCTATGAGGTGGGCGAAACCATCTCCATCCGTCGCCCGACCGACTTCACCGTCCGCAATACTCCCGTCATGAGTGCGCAGGACGTGACGGAAGGCAAGACCACGATCACGGTCAATCAGCGCCGTGGCGTGGACTTCAAGTTCTCGTCTCAGGACCTGACCCTGAAGATCAGCGAGCTTTCCGAACGCGTCATCAAGCCCGCCATGGTGCAGCTTGCGAACGAGGTGGATCGCTCCATCATGGAACTGTACTACAAGGTTCCGTCTTGGGTGGGGACTTCGGGCAAGAAGATCGGTTCGTTCGCGGATTTCGCCGTCGCCCCCGAGCGCATGGACGAATATGCGAACCCGACCGATGGCCGTTCGGCGGTGCTTGCCCCTGCCGATCATTGGGGCCTGCTCGGGTCTCAGACCGCGCTCTACATTCAGGACGCGGCCAAGGGTGCCTATCGCAAGGGCTCGCTGGGCGAAATCGGCGGCGTGGACACGTACATGTCGCAGAACATCCCGGTCCACACGGCGGGCACCCGCACCAACGGAACCATCGGCGCGGCGATCACCTCCGCGACGATCACCTACGATGCAGTCAAGGACTCGATGGAGCAGACCATCAGCCTCGCCGGCCTCGGCACCACCAACACCGTCAAGAAGGGCGATGTGTTCACCATTACCGGCGTCTACGCCGTCAACCCGGTGACCAAAGCCCGCCTCGGCTTCCTCAAGCAGTTCACCGTTCTTGAGGACGCTACGGCTGCCGCTGGTGCGGCCAACGTCAAAATCTGGCCTGCGATGATCTGGACCGGCGCGTTCAAGAACATCGACACGTCCGATAGCGACCTGAACGGCAAGGCGGTGACGTGGAAGTCGGCGGCAAGCGCCGTGGATCGCCAGAACCTTGTGTTCCACAAGAACGCGTTCGCGCTGGTGTCCGTGCCGCTCGTCTCGCCTCCGGGCGCCGTCGATGTGTCGCGGCGCTCTTACAAGGGCACCAATGTGCGCGTCATCCCGGTCTACGATGGCGTCAATGACGTGAGTTCGTTCCGTCTGGATATCCTCTACGGTGTTCAGGCCATCGACCCCCGTCTGGCGCATCGCCTCAGCGGCAACACCAATCCGTAACGGCTGATGGAATGGGGCTGGCTCCGGCTGGCCCCTTTTCTTTCTTGGGGTGACGCATGGCGATTTCCAATTACACCCAGCTTCAGCAAGCCGTTGGCGATTGGATGGCCCGCGCTGATGTGCTTGGCAATGCGGCGGATTTCATTTCGCTGGCCGAGGCACGTCTCAACCGCGAGCTAAACCCGGTTGAGGTGGATGCCGCCCTTACAGGCTCTGTTGGCTCCCGGAGCATCAATATTTCGACGCTTCCCATGGTCGAGCCGATTGCCCTGTTCATCCTTCTCGCTGGTGGCGAGGCACAGATGCTGGACCGCGCCGCAGGAACCTTCACCTTTTCCGACAGCAGCGGCAGGCCCTCGATATGGTCGATTGACGGTTCGGACATCGTTTTCAATCGCCCATGCGATCAGGCATATCCGTTCCGGCTTCGATACAAGCAGAAATTCGCGCTCTCCGATCAGGTCCCGACGAACTGGCTGTTGATGGAGCACCCTGACGTATACTTGGCCGCGTCCGTCATGTGGGGCGGCGTGTTCGTGCAGGACGGCGGGTATGCGGCCAGCTTCAAGACGCTTCTGGACGAAACCATTCCCTCCATTCGCAGCGCCATCGCGCAGAAAAAGCGCGGAGTTCTGACCGTCGATCCGGCCTTGCAGAGTGCCGGACGCTATGACGACTGGTATTTCGCATGATCCCGTTCGCTCCATTCGAGCCGGACCGGACGCGCTATGCGATCGATGCATCGACAGCGCAGATCAATGCGATACCCGTAAAGGATGGATGGGGGCCGCTCCCCGATCTTGTCCCAGTATCGCAGGCGCTCAACGCTCCATGTCTGGGAGCATGGTCCGTCCGCAAGCAGGATGGAACCTATCGCATCATTGCCGCGACGGCGACAGACATTTTCGAGATGAGCGCCATCGATTATTCGTGGGCGGTCATCTCGGGGCCATCCGCTCCTTATGCGGTTCCTGTCGGGGATCGGTGGAGCGCTACGAAATTCGGGCAGTTGCTGATCCTGTGCAATCTGGGAGGCCCAGCGCAGTATCTGGACGTTGATGTAGGCACCGAATTTGCTGATCTGCCCGGCAGCCCGCCATGGGCGCGCTATTGCGCGACGATAGGCGAGTACCTGGCGCTCGGGTACATTGCCGGCCATCCCAACCGCTTCATGCTCTCTGGCATCGGGGACGCCGGTTTCTGGACGCTCGGGCAGCGTGGGTGTGACCTGCAAGACTTCGCAGACGGCGAAGAAATCATGAATATTCAGGGCGGGGAGCGCGGCGCGATCCTGTCGCACCGGACTGCCTTCACCGAAATCGCGCTGACCGCAGGCGGCGATTACTCGTTCACGACGCGGGTCATCAATCCATCGCGTGGAGTCTTCGCGCCTCTCTCGGTCGTCCCCATCGGGCCGGGCAATTTTGTCTACTATGCGCAGGACGGTTTCTTCATGGGGGTGGCCGGCCAGCCTATCGGGGCCGAGCGCGTCGATATGTGGTTTCAGGAACTGGCCGACAGCCAGTATCTCAATCAGGTCAGGGGATATCCTGATCCGTTCCGGAAAATCGCATGGTTTCAGGCTCAGGGCGTGACCGGGGAAAAGTTTTTGCTCGGCTACCACTGGCAACTGGACCGCTGGTGCTTTGCCGATAACAACGTCTCCGAAATGTGCATCATGGCGACGCCGGGCATTACATGGGATGGCATAGAGGCGCTTTTCCCCGATTGGGACAGCGCAGATATTCCATGGGACAGCGCGCTTCTGTCTGGCGGCGCGCTGCGTTTTGCTGCCTTCACGACAGACAATCGGCTCGGGTTCTTCACCGGAGAGCCGAGGGCGGCAAGACTGACCACGGCAGACGTGCAGCTAAGCACCAATTCCCGTTCTTTCGTGCAGCAGGCGAGGGCGGTTGCCGATTGCCCCGATTTCACTCTCACCGCCATCACAAGCGACAAGCACGGCGGCGCGCGGACGGAAGGGCAGCCAGTTCCGCCCTATCCCGCAACTGGCGTCTGTCATTTCCGATCAAGCGCCCTGCTTCATGCGTTCCGCATGGAGATACCGCAGGGGACCGACTGGAAACACGCAATCGGCATTGATCCTGTGGCGAGACCGGAGGGCAGACGATGAGCATCGTTGTCGCTGTACCCGGCAATGTTCAGCAGCCTGTTTCCCTGCTTTTGCCGGACACGGCGATCAATGACGTTCTGTCGCTCCCGGTGGACACGTCAGGAGGCGTGGCGACAGTGGTCGGCATCATCATCGTCAATCGGGACAGCGCGGCGCAGAAGGTAACTGTCTGGTGGAATGACGGTTCCGATCATGCGATTTTCGAGCGCGAAGTTCCGGCCAACGATACGGTGACGGTCGCGCTCGACGCGCCCATCGTCCTCTACACCAAGGTTTCGGCGCGCAAAATCAGGGCGCAGGCTGCGAAGGCCGGCGTGGTGACCATAACGGTGATCCATGCGCTCGCCAGCCAGAGGGCGCAGGCATGAACGTGACGCTCGTTCCGCAGCATATGGTTGATAATATCTGGCCGAACGTGAAGGACGGCTTCCAGCGTGCCTCCGACCGTTTCGGCGGCGATCTGACGGTCGGAGAACTCTGGCAGATGTGCCGGGGCGGGCAGGCGTTTTTGTTTGTCGTGCATGACGACCAGAAGATTGTCGCGGCCACGGCATGGAGGCCGGAACTGTGGGGCAGTGGGCCGAAATTCAGGTGCATGGCTCTGTATGGCAAGGGCATGTCCGAATGGATGCCCGCTCTGCACGAGAAGGTGCGCCAGACGGCCATCCAGTGCGGGGCGACGGCGCTCCTGTCCGAGGGCCGGCTTGGCTGGCAGAAGGTTTTCCCCAAGGCCAAGGTGCTGAGGGCTGTTTATGAAGAGGCTATTTGACCATGGGCGGTAGCAGCAAGCAGACATCGACCAGCACGGCGGAGCCCTACAAGGCTTCAAAGCCGCTCCTGGATCAGGGCATGGGCGATGCGCTCAAGCTCTACAAGGATGGCAATCTCGTCCAGCCGAACACCATGTCCACGGTCGTTCCCTACGCCGAGCAGACGATGCAGGGCATGGGCGACTTGACGAACATTGCGCAGAACAACATGGGCGGGCAGGGGCTCTCCGGCCAGCTTCAGGGCATCATCAACAGCGGCGGCTACAATCAGGAGCAGCAGACGGCGCTTGACGGCATCCGAAGCACTGCGACCGGCCAGTTCAACATCAATGAGGACCCCGGCTTCCAGCAGGTCCTCGACAAGACGCAGAACGCCGTCAACCAGAACGCGGCGGGGTTGGGGCGCTATGGTTCCGGCACCCATACCGGCGTGATGACGCAGGAACTGGGCGACCTCGGCGCAAGGCAGTACCAGCAGTATCAGGCGCGCAAGGACGCAGCCCAGCAGCAGCTATTCAATGCCGGCCAACAGGGCCAGCAGAACCTCAGCAGCGCCTACGAAACGGCGCAAGACCCGGCAAAGACGCTCATGGGCGTCGGCGGCATGTATGAAGATTTGTACGGGCGCACGCTGAATGACCAGCTTCGGATTGCGAACGAAACACAGAACGCGCCGCTCGCCAATATCCAGAGCCTTTTAGCCGTTGCCAACGGCGGCGGGCAATACGGCACCAACACGCAGACGGCGCAGGGGCCAAGCAATACTCTTTCAAACATTGCCGGTGCGGGCCTCGGGGCTATGAGCATGGGCACCAGTGGCGGAGGTAAACTCTGATGGGCGGTTCATCCAAGAAGAAAACCACCAGCGAGCCGGAACCTAAGGACATTTCCAACGCGGCTATCAGGCCGATGACGGAAGTACCGGCAGCAATGCCCGGCCAGCTTGACGCGCTTTCGCAGCAGCTTGCCATGGGTTACGGGCAGCAGCCTTCCGATCTGCTCAGCCTTATGAACCAGTATTATCAGCCGATGATGCTGCCTGATTATGGGCCGAATGCGGGGCCTGTCGCGCCTTCCGACAAGTCGTCTGGCGGCACTGGTACGGCAAACGCCCATGGCTTCACGCCGACCGTGCAGTCAAATTACGAGACGCTTCAACAACTGTCGCGGCAGATGCGGAATGGAGGTGCGTAATGGCACAGTTCTCCCAACCTCCCGGCAATCAGGGGGGTGGCTTTCTCCAGCAGCTTCTTGCGCCCGAGGTGGCCATGCCCATGGCGGCGGCTCTCATGGGCAATCAGGGCAACGCGGCCAATTTCGGCAACGCCTTCGGTGCCTATGGGCAGGCGTCGGCGCAGATGGCCGGCAAGAACAAGACGCTGGAATATTTCCGCCAGAATGCACCGGAGTTTGCCGCCATGGTCGAGGCCGGCATGCCGGTGAACGAGGCGTGGGGCACGTACACCAAGCAGCGCTACGCGCAGCAGGCCGATCCGTACAAGGTTGCTGGTGGCCAGATTTTCGACACGCGCAATCAGTCGTGGCTATCCCCGCCGAGTGACCCGAATGCACCGCCTGAGACTGGGCTGAACATGAATTTGATGCAGGATGAGAATGGCAATCTCATCTACGTGCAGCCCACAAAAGACGGTCGAGCCGTCCAGACCCAGACGCCGGAAGGGTATCGGCCTGTTTCTCCATACGATAAGGCCCTCGGCGCCAGTAGCGGTGCAGCGGTGGGCAAGGGCCAAGGCGAGGCGATGGTTTCCTACCGCAGCATGATGAGCAAGCTGCCGGGGCTTGAGGCGACCATTGGGGAGCTTAACAAGCTTGCCGACGAGGCCACCTATACCAACGCCGGTCAGCTATATGACTATGGCCGCACCCAGCTTGGGTACGAGCCTCGCGATGCTGCCGTAGCCAGAACAAAATACATCGCCACGGTAGATAACCAGATATTGCCATTGCTTCGCGATACTTTCGGGGCGCAGTTCACCGTCGAGGAAGGGAAGGCGTTGCGCGCCACCTTGGGCGACCCGAACAAGACGCCAAAGGAAAAGAAGGAAGTCCTTGACGCCTTCATTGCGCAGAAGCGGCGCGACGTCGAGGCGCTGGCCTTGCAGTCGATGGGCAGCCCCTCGCAAGGCTCCCTACCGGCACCGCAAGGCGGTCAACCGCAGGGCGGCTGGTCTGACATGGGCGGCGGCGTTAAAATAAGGAGAAAGTAATGACCTTTCCGGCAATCGACCCGAACTCTGGCGCAACTCGTCGCGTTGGCACTCTTGTGGGAAGCCTATGGCTGGAACCAGATGGCGTTTATCGCATCGATGGGCGGGTGATCCCAGTTGGACACGATGCCGCTCTCGGCGTTGATAACGGCCAGCTTGTCTCGGCTATCCATGACAGCAAGGACAATGGCGTAAGCCTCTGCGGGAGTGTGCTGGGTGCTCACATACCAGAATGAATATTGAAACTGGTGCCAACGCCCGAGGCTTTTGATCGCGTTGTGGACAGCTTCATAATTCTGCCCCGGCGGCAGCAAGTCGTACGCGATGAAAAGGTTGAATGCCATTTTCCCCTCCCTTGCATCCCCGCCAGCATCATTGAATCTTTCCGCCCCGGAGTCGAGCCATGGCACTGTTTGAAATCCAAGGCTCTGACGGCGCGGTCTATGAGGTAGACGCGCCAGACGAGCAAAGCGCATTGCAGGGCTATCAGCGTATGATGGCAGGTCAGCAGCCGCAATCCGAAGCCTATGCGCAGGCTGCATCCGATATGTCGGCCATGACGCGAGAACTTGGGGAAAGGCCCGATGATATCGACATCAGGAACCCTGATCGAGTGTCCTACGACCAGTTGCCCGGGTGGCAGAAGCCGATTGTGGCGGCTGGCGATACCCTTCAATTGTTCGCCAATGGCGCGACCTTCGGATATGGCGACAAGGCGGTTGCGGGCGCGCGCTCGCTGTTCACGGGGCAGTCGTATGATGATGAACTGAAAGATGCCCGCGCCTTGACGCAACAGGCCCGCAATCGGGCGGGCAGCGCCGCCACGGGAGCAGAGATTGCCGGCGCGGTTGCCGTCCCCCTCAAGGCGGCGAGCAAGGGAGCCACGCTGGCGGGCCGATTTGGCACGGCAGGAATGACCGGGGCAAAAGGCCTCGCAGCCAGAACAGCCCTGATGGGCGCTGAAGGTGCAGGTTACGGCGGCTTGACGGCTGCTGGCAACGATCAGGACATTGGCACAGGAACAGCCATTGGCGCGGCAGGCGGCGTCCTCGGCAATCTGGCCGGTGAAGCGATCAGCGCTGGCGTCAGCAAGGTTGCAAGCGCATTCAATCCGAAGGTGCCGCAGCCTACCGTTGCCGAAATCAAGGCGGCGGGAGGCGCAGCCTTCAATCGGGCCGACAAGGCCGGCGTCGTTTTCAACCGGGAGGCAGTAGGCCAACTACAGCGGAATATCATAGACGATCTGAGGGACTTGGCCTTTCATCCTCAGAATGAGCCTGGCGCTGTAGCGGCATTGAACACGCTGCGCCGTATAGGGCAGGGCAATGTTACGATGAAGGACCTGCATGCCGTCCGCAGGATGGCGCAAAATGGCTATATTCCCGGAAACAACTCGAACAATGCCGCCATCGGCAAGATTGTCGAGCGCATTGACGAACTCATCAATGCAGCCGATCCGGCTTCCGTTCTGATGTCCACCGGCAACCCGAAGGCGGCAGCAGCGGCTTTCAATGAAGGGAAAAAGCACTGGCATCGCGCTATGAAGCTGGAGACGGTCGAGAAGGCAATTCTGAGGGGCGAGCAGAACGCGGCGGCGCAGGTCAGTGGAGACGTTGGCCGCACAACCATGGGACAATTGAAGCGCGTCCTTCAAAGCGAGGCAAAGACGCGCGGCTTTACGCAGGCCGAAATGAAGGCGCTCGGGTCGGCGGCTGGCTATTCCATGGGCCAGAGAGCCGCACATGCAGTTGGCGGCTTGTTCCCGCGCGGACGATTGCTTTCCAGCATCCACGGCGCGCTGGCTCTTGGTACTGGCGGCGCATCAATCCCCATGCAGGCGGCTGGGGCGGCTGTCGGGTATGGCGCTCAGAAAACCGCAGAGATGATCGCGAGGAAGTCTGTCTCGGAACTGACCAACCTAATCGCGAATGGCGGCGTTCCGGCCCCGGTGATGAAGAATGCGATTCAGCTTCTTTCCGAGGCGAAACGCCAAGGACTTGCGCGCGCTCTCAGCGCTATCGCCGTCAACCAAGGGAATAGACGGTACAATCAGCCAGACCATCAGGAACAGCCATAACGCGACGAACGGGATATTGCGCCAGTCGTAATGCTCTCCCGGTCCCATGCGATAATAGGTCATGGAAACGAAGGCGATGATCAGGCTGAGGGCGAGAGTAAGTCGGGCCGACCAGATGGCGACCCAGATCGGGCGGCGGAACTCATCCGGGTCATGCTCGATATAGTCGCGGGGCGGTTCGTTCATGGGCGGATCATATCCGAAGGCGAAGGAGAATTGAAGATGAGCAGCGCCGAAGGGTTTTGGAACGCGACTAATGTTGAGACTGTCCGCCTTCAGCCAGTTCGCGCCACCGTGGCGCAAACGGCTATTGGCGACGGCTGGGCTCCATTGGAAGACTTACGTCCGGTGCCTTGCGAACGCCGTACTGTCTTCTCTGTTGCCGTGTCGCGGTGCCGTCGAACAGAAATCCTGGCAGTGGATCGGTTAACTGATATCGGAAGGGGGCCTTCAGGTCGTTGTGGAGCTGGTGGCGAACTGACTTTATCGGAAGCACGTAAACTGGCTTTCGTTGCCCTATCGACGGGTTTCCGATCCACTGCAAGACGGCTAGCGGCTCGCCTTCGTGCTCTATCCCTGTGATGACAGATAGCTTCCCGTCCACGAACACACCAACGAAAACAGGTATCGCGCCCAAATCCCCCTCCCACATCCCACCGTATCAAAGCAGGGGATAGAGGGAGAGTCGAGAGGGGCAGCATAACAGGGGAGGCTTCGGCCTCCCTTTTTAGTTAACCCAGAAGACGCGCGTGGAAAGATAGCACCAATGGCCGCGGTCAATGGAAAAGTTGCAGGTTCTAAAACTGAGCTTGAAACCAGCGCTTACCATGCAAGCATCAAGGTACTGGTCCATCTTCTCTTTCGGAATGGATGTCTCAAGCGACCTCATCTGGCATTTTCCGAACGATTGCTTGGGGTCTTTGTTCAGAAAGGCGAGGGCAGCGATTGCCAAAAAAAACAGAGCGACAGCAAGCACGAGTGCATATGCAAACAAGCGCACGATGGCTCTCATTCGCACGCCTCGATAAACTTTTCCGGGCCAACCCAGAACTCGCCGTCTGATTGGGATATTTCAACCGGCTCCGATCCATCGTCGGGGAACCCTATACGAATGCCGGTGCCGGTCCCGGCACTGCCGGTTTCATAGTGGGTGGTTGTCTGCCCTTCTTTGATGAAGAACGTAAAGCCCTCGTCAGTAAGAACCCGAGCCCCGGGCGGCTTCTCGGCACTTGTGTACGTGTCGCAGGCAACGGCGAACGCCGATGACCACGCGAGCGCCAATGCGGCAATGATTGCTGTCTTCATGAGCCCTCCGAATGCTCATCTTATCATGCGGTGACTCTTAATGGCAAAATTGAAATCAGCCGGATACTACGAGTCTTTGCTGTCGAACCCGAACGTGCAGCGCGGCTTGGCAACGATCCGTTATACGGAGGGTACGGCCCGCCGCGCTAACCCGTATGCTGTCGGCTTCGGCTTTGCTCCGATCAAAGACCTTTCATGGCATCCAGGCACCAGCCATGCATTTAGCACCAAGAGCGGCAAGAAAAGCCGAACTACGGCGGCAGGTGCTTATCAATTCCTGTCCAAGACATGGAATGGCGTCGCGGGAAAACTCGGGCTCAAGGACTTCTCGAAGAAAAATCAGGATATTGCGGCGCTTGCGCTCATCGACCAGCGCAACGGCTTGCAATCTCTTTTGGCCGGAGACGTGCGGGGGTTTGTCAATGCTGTGGGCAAAGAGTGGGCTTCACTCCCCTCCGCTCCGAAAGAGTATGACCAGCCGACGAAATCATGGCGAGATGTCGAGCGGGCTTGGTCCCTTGCCATGCCGCCCCTTCCTCCCCAACGCTTCCAGCCCATAGCCGCTGCTCCGGTAGCCCCAACCGCCCAGAACATGCAGACGGCTATGAACCTCGCCAACATACCGGCGCGAGGCCAGATGCCGTCCGTCCCACAGACGTTCTCAGCCCCATTGGGGCAGGTAGAGCGCGCGGCACTGCCGGATATACCGGCAACCCCGCTATCGCGCCCTGTGTCGCCCACGCCGCCCGCTGCGCTCGCTTCTGTCAACGCGCCTGCACCATCGCGCGGATTTGGCCTCGTCTCGTCGGCCCAAGCCGCTCCCATGCCGTCCATTCCAGCCGCGGCACTTGGTGTAGGACAGATCACGCCGCCGTCCTTTGCCTCGGCACAGATGACGGCACCCGCCACCGCAGCGCCCGAGCAAAGGCTTGGAGTGCCTTCCGTTCCGTCGATGCCTTCGCGTCCGGTCACGCCCACGCCAGCGGCGGCCTTGGCGGCGATGAACAAGCCCGCATTTGAAGCCCCGCCATCCGCGCTCACCGCACCCAATGCGCTTGGCGTCCCACAGGAACTTGCGCCGCCCAACAGCGTCATGCCGACATTTGTGCCGGCCCAGCCTGTCGCGCCACCGGTTACGCCTGTCGCGCCCCCCGCTATCCCCTCGGTGCCCAAGACGCCGACGCAGCGAGTTGCCGAGGCTCACATGGCATCGTCTTTCCCGAGCGCGCCGCGTGCCACGGCCATGGACGTTTACAACGGGCTGGCAACGCAAGGCGTGGCGAATGACGGCTCCATCGTCAGTCGTGACCAGTTCGGCAACACCAGCGTCACCAACCAGTATGGCGTGACCACCACCACCAATCCGCGCGGGATGCAGTCCACCTCGCGCGGCGTTCCCTCGGTTCCGTCCGCGCCTTCAGCCCCCGGCATCGCAGGGCCGCTTGGCAATTCAGGCATCCAGACACAGCCCAGCGGCGGTATGTTCGGCATCCAGCCGGCCAAGACCGAAACCGGGAACATCGCGCGCGGCGTCGTCGGCTCCATGGCCGGGAGCGCCATCGGATCGGCTGCGGGGCCCATCGGCTCTATCATCGGTGCGGCAATCGGGCGCTCGATTGCGCAGGGTCGGAACCCGCTCGACGCGATCACCGGCAACAGGTCGGGCATGATGTCGTTCAACACGCCTGCCTTCGGGAAGATCAACGCCTATGCGCCCCAGACTGGTGGAGCATTCGGCACATTCCCCGGCGCGCCTACGGGCGTCAAGGGCGCGCTTGGCGGTAAGCAATCCAATCGCGACGGCAAGAGCATGGCCGGCATCTCGCCCGGTGCCGCAGCGGCAATCGGCAAAGGCGTTGGCGGTCTTTACTAGACCCATTCCCAGCATTCGCGGCGTACGATAGCTGTGACGTGCTGGTGGCTGATGCCATACAACTTGGCAAGTTTACGTTGCGAGACAGAACCGAAAAGCGCGCGGATTTCTAACACTTGTGATACCTCCAGCTTCGCCATTGGGGATTTTTGGCCTCGGTTTGAAGTGCCGTGAACGACTTTATCTTCGCCGTTTTCCTTAGCTGTCTTCCAGGACAGGTGATGCGGGTTGACGCACCCTAAATGACCTTTGCCGCAAGAGTGTGCGGCATGATAGGCGGGGTCAGGCGGTGTACCATGGGCGCGCTCGCACACGACACGAGAGGCACGCCTTGGCCGTCCGCCAACGTTCATCTGAGCGCGACCGTCCGCAAAGCGGCCGTATGGCCAGATTAGGCAATCGTCCCCTGAATAGGGGAGTGCGACTTGCTCGATAAAGCGGAGCGGTTCGCCATTGGGGGTTCTGCCTGCCTGCGGGGCACCATAGCGCCGCCATCGCGAGTAATGCTTCAAACAATAGCCATGCCCATGTCTGGGCTTGCCGCAATCTGGAATCAAACATACACGACGGGTAGCCATTTCGACCTCTCATCAGGTTGGCTTGGTTAGAACCCGCTTGAGCGTTGGCGCGCTCGGCGGGTTCGCCCTTTCTAGCAAAAAACTCACTGGAATCAAAGACTAGAGTGGCTTTCGCCGCTCTTTTTCTGCGTGCAGAAGGGAAGTTAAATGAGCGGAATCTTAGAATACTCGACCACCCCAGCGTCAAATACGACCATCAATGGCATCGGCATCTCCGGTTCCAGTTCGATCAAGTATGGTGACGATGCGATCCGGCAGTTCATGGCGGACGTGCGATCTGCGGTCACCAAGTCATCGGACAAGGCTGCCGGGACGCACATGGCGACCAAGGCCGACCACAACCAGCTTTGGCGCGTGACCGGGAATGCGACGATCAACCTGACCGCTGCCGCCACGCTCACCGCCGGATGGGGGCTGTGGGTTATGGCCGATGGCGGGACGGTAACTATCGACCCGGCGAGTTCCGAGCAGATCAACGGCGCTGCCACGCTCACAATTCAGGACGGTGCGGCGGCATTCGTCGTCTGCACGGCAACAGGCTTTCGAGCCCTTCCCATCGGCACTGGCGACATGCAGTCCGCGACGTGGGCATCGCAGATCACGGCGTCGTTGAAATATGCCGGGGCCATCGGCGCATCGGAAGACCTCGATACCTACACCACGCCCGGCGTCTATGTGCAGAACCAGAGCGCGGGGGCGTCTGGCGGAACGAACTATCCCGTCGCAAACGCCGGCATGCTGGAAGTCCTCGACGGCGGAGGCGCTACCAACGTGCAGACGGTGCAGCGTTATACCGAATACAGTCAGCCGCCGGTGACCTGGCAGCGGATGAGGCGAAATAGCGGAAACTGGTCTGCGTGGCTCAATCTGTCGGAATGGTCGGCCGAAACCGTCTCTCAGTCCGAGGCGGAAGCCGGAACCTCAACAACGCGCAGGGCGTGGACTGCGCAAAGGGTTGCGCAGGCGATCGCTGCACTTACCCCGCCGCCGCCGCCGCCTGAAGTGGGGCTCTACACCGGCAGCGCTCGCGATCAGACTGATTTCCCAGTCGGGCATATTGTTGGCGTTTTCGAAAACGCCAGCTTGAATAGAAACCAGTCTGCAACCGTACGTTTGCCGAATGACCCGGCAGACCCTGCGCTACCGGGGTATACGACTTCGGGCACCGGAACCGCTTTAGCTGGAACTTGGCGTTCGCGAGGGCGAGTGGGAACCGGGGCTAGCGCAGGCACTATTTTTCAAAGGGTGGCGTGATCATGGAACTACACAACCTCATTTCCGTCACCGCCACATCTGAGCCGGACGTTTATTCGGTCGTGGTGGACCTCACTGACGCCAACAACGAACGCTATGAGGCTGAGCATATCAGCCGTGCAAGCGATCCGTATGGCCTCGGGCCGAATGTCCGCGCCGCTGTTGATCAATGGATCGCGGACGGCAAGCCAGTGCTGCCCTATACTGCCCCTCCAACTCTCGCCCCCGACCGGGTAACCGCCCGCCAGTTCAAGCTCCAGCTTCTCTCTGACGGTTTGCTCGATCAGGTCGAAGGCTGGATCGCCACGCAGTCGCAGGCGGTCCAGATCGCCTATGCGAACAGCGGCACCTTCGTCCGCGACGAGCCGATGATGCAGGCAGGCTTTGCCGCGCTTGGGTTCACGACAGAGCAGATCGACGCGTTTTTCACGGCGGCTGACAAGCTCTAACCGCCTCTCCCACATCTGAAAGGAACTGACATGACGAACGTGCCAAACGGTGCGGGCGACCGTTATCACGTGTACCGCCCGCTTCTCGACCTCATCGGGCTGTCCGAAGGCACCGACAAGGCCCGAGGCTACAACGAGACGCTGGCCTATGGTGCCTACACTGGCGGCCCGGTGGATCTGGTCAAGATGACGCTCAAGCAGGTCGATGACTTGCAGGGCAAGATGCTGGCTCACCCGAAAAACAAGTGGAATTCCTCGGCAGTCGGCCGCTACCAGATCGTGCGCACCACGCGCCGAACGATCCAGCAGGCCCTCAGCATCCCAGCAACGGCGCTGTTCGACCGCGACATGCAAGACCGCATGGCCTGTTATCTGCTGGGCGGGCGCGGTATCGATAAATGGCTGTCTGGCCGCCTCTCTCTGGAAACGCTGCTCGACAACCTTGCGCGCGAATGGGCATCGCTGCCGACCTCCAAGGGCAAGGGCTATTACAGCGGCCAGAATGCATCCGTCTCGATCATGCAGGTGACGGCGGCTCTCTCCGAGGTCAAGCGCCGGCATGAGGCGGGGCAGCCCAAGATTGAGGTGCCCGTCGAGGTCGAAAAGCCAGTGGTCCCCGAGACCGTCGAAACCAAGGTGAAAAAGGAAACCGGGCTATGGGGCTGGCTGACTACAGGTGCGGGCACGGTGGGCGGTGTGATCGCATGGCTCCGTGACAGCCAGGTGTCGGACATTGCCGCATTTGGGGGCGTGGCGGTCGTCGGGCTGCTCATACTGACTTTCCTCGGGCCAAGGTTGGCGGCGTCCATCCGTAAGATCAGGGAGGAACTGGCGTAATGGATGGTCAATCTTTCGGGAAGGCGATGGCAGGCGTAGCTATGATGGCCGGGTTTGGCATCGCATGTGCCTTGCTGATCTGGTTTTTCGCAACTCCGGCCCTGCTGATCGGAGGCCTTCATCTCGTTACCAGGCTGGCGTCTGGTGAATGGTATCAGGCTCACGATTTCTGGACGCTCTACAGCCGCATCCTGACGGTCTGGCTCGCCATTCACATGACAATCTGGCTTGTCATCTGGTGGCTGGATCGGCGCAAGGAAAAGAAGCGTGAGGCCAAACACGCGGATTTCATGCGCCTGCGCAAGCTGTTCTACCGCGACAATGAAGTTTGCCTCGATAGCTACGAGACGCTGAAGCGCCGGGCTGGAGAGCTTTGATGCTGTCCTTCCTGCTCTCTCCCCTCGGTCGCGTGCTGCTTGGCCTTCTGTTCGTGGCCGGACTTCTCACCGCCGCATGGTTCGATGGGTACACATCGGGCCTAAAGGCCGAGCGGCAGGCCGTCCTCACCAGATCAATCGACGTGCTGCGCGAAAGGACAAAGGTCGATGACCAGATACGCGACATGGATGCTGCTGGCCTGTGTGCCGCTCTTGGCGGCGTGCCAGACGAGTGCGCCGGCCTCGGTATGTGATGGGTGGAGACCACCACCGAAGGCCAACGACCCGGTGAGCCTCGTCCAGCGCGAGGAAGCAATCGCCCGGTATCTCGTATCGACTGACACATTCGGAAAGCGGCAGGGGTGCTGGTAGTGGAAAAGGCGAATGAGATGGATAGCGATCTGCGCAGCCGCGTGGTGAGTGTGGAGCATCGGGGGGCATCCCACGAACAGCGATTATCCGCCTTGGAAGCTTGGCAGCGCCAGCGTGACATTGATTCGGCCCGTCATGACGAAAAGTGGAACGCCATGGAGGCGCGTATCGACACACGGTTCTCCGGTCTGGAAAGTTCCGTGGGCGACATCAAGTCGGCCCTTTCCCGGATCAACTGGCTGATTATAGGCGGGATTATCGCCGGGGTGGTGGGGTTTCTGATCAGGGGCGGGTTTGCCCCGTAG